GGATTAAATTCTTCCTCGGATACCTGAGGCACTTGTTCTTTTTGTTGATTAACAGCTGTATTGTTGTTTTGCATCTGAACCGCTGTTTCCAAAGCTCCTTCAAGTTTTGATAAACTAGATTGTGATTTGTCATACAATGACTGCCATTTTTTACTTTCGTTTTCCCAATCTACGTGTGTTGTTGTTGATTCAGTTGACTGTTCAGGAATATCATTGTACTCCTGACCTTGTACGCTATTATCATCAGCAAAAGGATTGTTCTCCTCAGTCCCAACTACTGCATCTACTACAGATGCGTCGTTAGAATTTGCTTCAGCTTCAGTTGTGTAATTTTCCATTACTATTTTCCTTTCTACAATGTTTCGTTGTTTTCAGGAGCAGAACCAATACCTTCTGGTGGTGTATCACCAGTATTTGGATTTTCCAACCCATTCATATAAGGTTTTAATTTCTCCAACTCGAACTTCACTGTATCGGCAAACTTATTTGTTTGCACTTTCTTGTTAGCTTTTGCGTCTGCCCTCACTTCATTCAAGTCACGTTTGAATTTCTCAACTGCGACTCGTTTCTTGTCTTGGACAGACTCCCTTTGTGCCGTTTGCAAGTCACCTTGCAATTTTTGGATTTCTTGTTGCATCTGTTGATTCATTTGTTGCAACTGAGCAATCTCACTCATTCTCGACATTACACCCTCTTTGTCAAATATTTCTGGGTTCTTTTTCAATACCTCTGTTCTGTCAACAAGTCCAGCTTGATACGCTTCTAGGTATACACCATACTCAGCGTATTTACTTTGTGGTAATGTAGAACCAGCTTCTATACGTATATCATGTTGTCCAATATTGTTTCTATCTTTAACAATATCAATAATTGTAGAGTTGTAATCATCATACAATGTATTAACAGACACCTCATTTATATTGTTATTTGGTTGTACTAACCTAAACATTTTTTGAAATGTGTAATGTCCTTTACTAAAAGAATACATAACTCTACCTAAAATATTTACACTAAACTCAATGTCACGTAACTTAGATTTTGGTCTTTCCGAACCAAGTAACATCATACGTTCAGTTCCCCTAACTGTGTCAGGAGCTTTATCTGCGAAACCATGCATCATTTCTGGTAACCCAAATATAAAATCTATATAAAACTCAGCTTTGTCTATTAGTCTATAAAATTCTGCTGCTAGTGGTGTAGGTGATGGATAGTGTGGTTCTCCCTGTGATGTATCTATTTCTATAACAGCATTAGGATTAGCCCAGTCTCTTTCTAGTTGACTTAGACCGTTAACAGCACTACCTAAAGGTACTAATAGTTTTAATCCAGCAGACGCTTGAGCGTGTGACAACGAAAGTGAGAACAACTTATTTAAAAGACGTTGCATTGGTCGAGTTCGAGAGACATCCGATTTCGGATAGGGTGTACCTGACCATACATTAGGTAAAGGAACAATAGGATATACATCAGTATTGAGGACTGTTTCATACAAGAGAACCTCACCTACGGTGGCAACGACACCGATTCTTGTTTGCATCACTTCTTCAAACATCATAAGACCACGCTCAAAAACGCCTGGATTTTCTTCTAAGAAATTAGAAAATTCCTCTTCACTCATAACCATTTCTTCACCACTACGAGAATCTACTACCCTGTAAAAAGGAACTTTAGTTTTATAAAATCTTTCTAATATTTGAAATTTTTCTTGATTATAATAATCAAAGTCTTTTGTTTCTGCTGGAGTTTTTACATCCATACTGTTTTTGTTTTGACCGTATGGATAATCTTCTTCTTGGTATGTAGATATGTCTTGTATCAATCCTGGCACTAACTCTCCAGTCTCTTCGTCAATAGAAGGCCCAAGAAAAGGATATAGATTTACAATTTGGTCACCAGTTAGTATCGTAGATAAAATAATAGCATCAGCATCTTGAAAGAATCTATCGCGTGAAGATGGAGGTACATAAACCCTAAACGGGTTAACAGACGTAAATTTAACCTCACCCTTTCCAAAGTCAGCTTCGTTGTCGATATACACATATAAATACCCTAACCCTGTTATAGCGTAATCATGTATTGCATCTTTCATCTGTACATCACCGTCAGACAATTGCCATATGTATCCTAGTATAGTTCTCCAAGCAGATGCAATTTTAACATCAGAGTCTTCTCTAGGTATAGCTGTAAATACTGGAGGTTTAGATGTGAGTACGCTTTTTAATTTTTCGACAGCTGGAGATATTCTGTCCATAGGAACGTCAGCCTGATTACGAGATTGCATCTCTTCAGACTCAGCGTTTGTAAAATGATTACCATGATAGAAGTCAATATCATTACGAGCTTCTATTTCCCAATCTTTCCTAGCGTCTCTCCACCTACGATGTAACTCTTGATTTTCTAAAGAAAGAGGGTGTTGTTCTATTGCCATAATGTATGTGACTCTGGGTTTACGTATAAGTTAAACAACTTTTTATATAATACAAACAAAAAACGCTAAAATCGACTAAAAGTTCCTTAGTTCCTTGCACCAGTCATCCAATTGTAGTAAGTTTTTAACTTTCCACCTCTTTTTTTACCAGAATTCATTTCACTAACAGATATACTAGAACTTAGTGGTGATTTAGCGTAATAATCAGAATAATACAAAGCATCCATCAAGTCATCGTTCTTTGGAACAGGATGTTCAAACATTTCATCTACCAACTCTGTCATCTCTCTACGTATGTATAATTTTTTACTATTTACTATCGGGCCTAGAGAAGTTTCTAGTCTGTCAGCTTTTTTAATGCCTGGCGGTGGTTTGACCCCTTTGAATATGCCAGGTATGAGTTTTCTATCAGAAGCTGCCATCCTCGTAACCATATCACGTACCATCTCCTGAGCTGCAACTGTTTCGATAGTAACTCTTCTAACTGGACTATATTTTTTTGACATCTTGATAATTTCTTGTGGTAAATCAAATGTAGGTATACGTTCTCTGTAATACTCTAGTACATATCTGTTTTTATTAGAGTCAACACCTATAACCATAATAACTTGGAAGTCTGATTGTTGTGTAGCAGTAGCTGCAATGTCTACACCCATGTAAACGTTTATAGGTATAGCTTCATTACGTATAACTAGATATGTGTAGTTATCTATAGATTTAAATACACCATCATGATATTGTATTCTATCTGTCTTAAACGCAGCAGATGACAAGTCACGAGCATCATTCATATACTCTTGGGCAAACTTATTAACTAGACCTGCTTCTATAAATTCTCTTTTCTTAGATTCTAATTTAGATATAGGAAATTGTTCAGGCCATATAGACTTACCATCTTCTAGAGCTCTATAGAACGTTACATTCCATGGATACTGTCTACCTTCTTTTTCTGCATTCTTACTACCATCTACTACCATTTGTAAAAAACTATCGTAGTGTACAATAGTACCACACAACCATATCCAACCCTCTTTGCCTGGCGATTCTTCTAACGCTGGGAATACTGTAGACACAATCCACTTTTTAATCTCATCTCTTCTTTCTGGTGTCTTAGTATTTAGTTCTGATTCAAAGTCATCAAGTATGATACCAGTATAACGAACATCTATCTCTGTTCTACCTCTAAGTCTTTGTGATGTACCCTTTGCGATAAGTCTATCACCTTTTGTAGTAACAATATCTTTCTCTGTCCATCTATTACCTACACTATCACCAGATAGATTACCAAAATAATATCTTATAGACTCATTGTACTCTAAATGACTCTTAACATATTTTAGGTGGTCAATAGCCTGACCTTGTTCTTCTGCTACCCAAGCTATAAATTGTCTTTGTCCTTTCGGCGCAAAACATATCTTATGTAAGATTGCAGCTTTTGATAGAATTGATTTACCGAACCCTCGTGGTAAAATATTGCATATCCTAGCTCCTGGCTTAGTGTCGATAAGTTTTTTACTAACTTCTGCGTGAAATACAGGAGAGGAGCTTTTATTGAGGAAATCAGAAGGGAGAAAAGCCCTTCCAAAATAAAGTAAGTCATTATAACTACGCGCAAGAACTTCATCTTTTTCTTTCAAGTTTGATATTATATTTATTTCTTTATTAGTCATCTACTTGTTTTTCAGCATGAGCCAACATCTTGACATCATTAGAACCAATCTTGTCTAATTGTTCTTTGGTAAATCCTTGGAAAACAGTTAACGACTCAGTTTTCTTTTCATTAGGAAACATACCAGCAATTTTCATCATTAGTTCTATTGCTCTAAGTTTATCAGAATCCTTACCGTCATAGTTATCTATAATACCTTTTGTCATTTCTAGTAGGTATTGTTTAGATGCACCTATCTCACTTAGGATAACTTCTATTTCTTCTTCTACCAATTTCTGTATCCTTTCTGTTTTTAACAGTCCACGTGACGTTTCTTTAGCATATTCTTTGTTTTTTGTACTAAAAACACGTAAATAAGCGTCTGTAGGACTCATTCCTTTAGCTACGTATTTCGCAAATAAAAACTCTTTATTGGTCGGTTTTTCACGTTTATGACGTAGTTCTTTAGCAAATTTCTTGTTTGAAAAGGAGTAAATGTTCTTAGGTGGTACTCCACTCATACAAACACTAGGTTTGACAGTGTAAGTCCCTAGTATCGTTCTAACATAATCTATATCCTTACCACCGTTAGATTTCATTTGACTTTTTTTTAATATCCTGCAAACTTTATCATCATCAGTCACAACCCAATCACCCTCATCTGCAAGTCTCCAGTCATCATTTACTACCGTATCTGGGTATACACTATGAAATTCTTGTACGTTATCGTATAGAACTTCTTTCTTGCGGGAAATTTGTTTGACCAACATCTACACTGCACCCAACCGATTGATTTCCAGTCCCATGCCGCCCCTCCGAGTGTAGACGTGTAAGGAAACAATAGACATAATAACTCCTATCTGTTTCCATCTATCGCCTGCCCCCAGACGAAAGTCTTTCCCTTGTGGATGTCAACCACATCCAATCTAAATTCTCCTGTAGGAAACCAGTCAATGATACCAAAACAATGTGACCAGTTGTGTAATCTACCACGTAACCACTTGTTCTGTTCTTTCGACATATCCTTTAAACAAC